GTGGTGCAATCAACCAACCATCGCGCACCCACACAGAATAGGGTGCTTTGTCCATCATCTCGCGCTGATCTACTGTGTCGGCTGGGGTATAGCCACGCGCAAACAATGCAAACTTTGGTCGTCCATCTTCTGTCTGACCATCTGGGAAAACATAGGCAACGCCAGTGATGTCCTTGGTTGCAGATAGGTCCAAACCTATAAAGCACGGCTTTTCAGCGAAATCATCTAGCGTCATAGACGGATCTTCGCAATCTTCCCATGCTTTTCGGCTGATCCAAGCTGCATCGGCATCGGTCCAGACGCAAAAGTGCAGCCGCAGAATGCTGTTCATTTTGCCCGGGATAGCTTTTGCCTGATCGACCACGCCCTGCAAATAGCTTTCTTTCAGGATTACGCCCAACAATGGGTTCACTTTTGACCAGCAAGACGGGTCATTTAGTGGATCGTCACCCTCATCTAACGCACAGACATAAGCAAAAGTGGTGTCATCTTGCACATCACCAGCTGCGACAGCACAAGCGTGTTCGTGTTCCTCCCAGCAAACGCTGTTTCGATCCGACCCGCTGTTTGTAATCATTAGCATCAACGGCTGGTTGCGAAACTTAAAACCGCGTTCTAACATTTCCATGATGCCGCGATCTGGATGCTCATGCACCTCGTCGCACAAAGCAAAATGCGGGCGCGGACCAGATCCACTCTTGCCACTGTCACGGCTGATTGGGCGAAAGAACGACCCAGTGCTGATGTAGGCAAGGTTCCAGACAGGGTTAACGCCAGAAGGTGTTATGCGCTTTTCCAAGGCTGGCGACTGACGCACCATCTTCACAGCATCCTGAAACAAAATCATCGCCTGATCTTTTTTTGCAGCTGCGGCATAAATCTGCGCACCAGCTTCGCCGTCAGCCATCAATCCATAAAGGCCGATGCCGCCAGCAAGCGGTGATTTGCCATTGCCCTTGCCCATCTCAATGTAGCAGCGTCGAAACCTCCGAAAGCCATCTGGCTTTTTCCAGCCAAAGATTGATCCGACGATAAATGCTTGGCTAATGTGCAGATGAAACGGCACACCTTCAAACTGCCCTTCGCTAAGTTTCAGTACGTTATGAAAAAAACCGATGGCCCGATCAGCTGCGGCTTCGTCAAAATATATGTCTTTGCGCTTTAGGTCAGCCAGATGTCTGCGGCATTGATTGCGAACGTGCGGCCCAGTAGAGATTTCCCCAGCCAAAACTTGTTCTGCATACTGATGGACGATGTGCGTCATGTGAAATATTGCGCTGATGGGTCGTTGTCGTTTGCCCTGTCGGCTTCGATGCCAAGGCGCACACGGCTGGAAGGTGTCAGCCCATACTCAGCCGCATATTTCATGGCATCTCGCATAGCTGTGTTTGCTGTTCCAACCATAGGGTTTTGAACAACATTTCCGTTTGTAGTTTGCATAATTAACCCTCCACTTGCTGGATTTTTCTTTGCCATCAGTTGGATTGCTTCCTCGGCCTTGCGCCAACGTCCATACGCCTGGCAATACATTGCCAGCCCACGCCCATCAATCTCGGTTAAGACACCACACCGAAACAAAGCGCCGCAGATATGGTGCCATTCCTCCATTGCATACTCGTCAAGATGATCAGGCGGCTGCGGGATGTCAGGCATAATCGTGACAGGTTTAGGTTCGTTACGCGCACGGCCTCTGGAGCGGTTCTGATCTGTCACAATCTTTAAAGCAGTCGGCTTTGGCTTTCTTCCCCTAGTCATACTTTTTTCTCTTTACTATTTATAGGAACAAATTTATAGATGTTTTTGTAGTAAGAAAAAGGAAAACAAAAATGACCGCATACGAAGAAAAGTGCCTCAAAGCCGCAGTAAAGTTTTCTGCTGTAAGGGGCGCAAAGATCACAAACAGAACTCGTCAAGAGTTTGAGACGCTCCAAGAGGCTCAAGCCTATGGCGCAACATTCGGTGATAAGAAAACCATGATCTATGCGATCACCGCGCAGGGCAATAACGCCCACATCTGCAACGCATAAAGGGGAACGAAAATGCGTATCAGCAAAACAATGCTGCAAAAGAAAATCGACATCATCAACGAAATGACAAACAGCCCTATGGAATACGCAACCAAAACTAGCCAAGGCTTTCGTTGCAATGTAGGTCACTTCCATCTGTCGCAAGCGTATGGCGGCTATTGCTTGCAGCGCACTGTCGGCGAAGGTGGTGGATGTCAAACACCTATCGGCCTTGGTCACATAACAGGGAAAGAAATCTGCCACCAATTGGATGGCTTTATTTCCGCGCTTCGGTTTGTAAAACACAGTCAGTGACCTTTCTTGTGCAGCGCTCGAATGATTTTGGGCGCTGCTGCATTCCAGCTTACAGCATGATGAATACGCCTATGAGTGTCACCCATATCTGACACTTTAACACACGAAGGCGCATACATCACTGAGTAGAAACTTTTAACGTATGTTCCGCTATCAAGGTAAAGGTCTGTCATTCCACCTGAGTTTGACTGAGTTTGTTTCTGCGTTACCTGTGCTGACATGATGGTCAGGAACAAACCTCCACGCCTTTGCAAAGCTGTGTAGGTGTTAACATCTTCATTAATCCTGCCAGAAAACTGGAAAGGCCTGTCCACGTCACAAATAAAAGTGTTCATAGCCTTGCGAGTTGCCCTAATAGATTTGTTGTTTGTTCCAGAACCTCCACCGATGTGGTCACCACCTTGCGACATTGCGATAGACAGCATTTGAGGCGTAGCAATAAAATAGTCTAGCATCACGGATAAGGTTTTGTCTAAATTTCTAATGCGAGTTGCATTGTATTTTCCTTCAATATCATAGCGATAGAAAAAGGATGTATAGTCATCATCAAGTTCGATAAAGTATTTGCAGCCAACTTTCTTAGCTAACTCAAAGCACACATTGCGAGCATAGATAATGGCCCTGCGATCTCCAAAGTTGTCGCCTTCGTCAAAGGTCTTTGCGATTTCCTCCTTGGAAAAGATCAGGACGTTATCGCCAAACTTTTCAATATACTTTTCGCGCTGTTTGTCTCCATCATCAATGACGATATAGATTTTCCCTGTGTAACCAGCACTTTTCAGGGTGGTATATGTATAGACCTTTTCGGCCCTGCCATGTGTAAGAATAAAAGCGCAAAAGTCATTCCTCATCGCTGACCTCATTAGATAGCCCAGCCATTGCCTTTGAAAGTTTGACAAAACCTTCTTCGATAGCTTTGTCAAAATCTATGATAACCAGTGCGGATTGCTCCATTAGCTCTTGAATCTCAGCAGATGAATGCGCGTAGTATTCTGCAATTTTCCCAAAGTCGAAAATTGTGTGACGCTCTGCGGCCTTATGCAAAAACAACTTTACGTCATCAGGAATGTCGTGCTGGTCTATCCTGCCCTTTAGTTCGTTTGCCTTGCCTTCATCAAACAACTCAAACGGCTTTGGCATCTCGCCCTTGATTTCATAGATAGGCGCTTCGATTTTGCGGGTATAGTTGTCATCGCCATTTGGCTTATCGTCAAAAAGGTCAGCCAGTTCACCTAAGTCAAACCCTGTTAGCTTTAGGTCGAACCCCATATCGCCAAGGTCTTTCATCTCGATAGCAAGCAGCGCGTTATCCCAGCCAGCATTTAGAGCCAACTTGTTGTCTGCGATAACGTAGGCTTTTTTCTGAGCATCGGTCCAACCGGTAGCAGTCATGGTTGGCACCTCATCAAGGCGTAGCTTTTGTGCAGCCAGCAAGCGACCATGCCCAGCGATGATCTGCCCATCTGTGTCAACCAAGATAGGCGTGGTAAATCCCCACTCCTTTATTGACGCTGCTATTTGGTCAATCTGTTCTTTGCTGTGGGTTCGGCTGTTCCGAGCATAAGGCACAAGCGCAGAAACCTTGCGACGCGTCACATTGTCAGCGGGCCATTGGTTTTCAGTCATTTTATCCTCCAGTTTTACCAACTGAAATCAGGTTTGACCCCCTATGTCAATTTTGGCTTAGTGAAAAGAAGGATTTGTGTGCAGGTTTGGGTGTTTTGCCTATAGGGATCGCATATACCCCCCCCCTATGGATAGCTTTCTGCCTCTA